GTTACGACAGTCGATTCATGGCGCCGCCGAGGGAAAATCCCCAAAGAGCGCGTCTTGGATGTTGAGCGCGTGACGGGAAAGCCCTGCTGGGTGATCCGCCCAGACCTATACCCGCCTGAGCGTTTCGCCCCCGCAGAAGCAGGAGCGGTGGAATGAGTGCTTCTCGCCCCAACAGCCCTGACTTCGATCAATGGCGCAAAGAATTGGTCAGTCAAGCGATTGAGCATCGGCACGCCGTCTGGTCCATCGGTGATTTGCTTTTGGAAGGCGAAGAAAAGTTCGGCGCCGACCGGGTTTGGAGCGCCGCCGAAGCCACAGGCATGACCTTCGACACGTTGCGCAACTACAAATCCTTGGCCAACTGCTTTCCGAAGGGCAGGCGGCGGCTCAATCTCGGTGTTTCCCATCATGAGGCGGTGCGCTCTCTTGATGAAGCGGCGCGCGAGGCGGCGCTTGATCTGGTGCAGAAGCATGACGTGAGCCGGGAATCCCTGCGCGAGCGGGTCAAGGCCTATAACGGCGGCGATCTGGCCGCGCTGAACCCTGACTGGAAGCCAGCGCCGAAGGTCGTTCAGGTGGAAGACGATCACGCGGCGCGTGATACCGACGAGGACGGAGCCCCGGTCTTTGATTCCTCCGATGCTGGCGAAGCGATGGCTGCTGAAAAGCGCGAAGCCTTTGCCGAGCAAGACCTGAACGATGCGAACCAGGTTCTTCTCAACGCCCTGACCGCGGTGGACCGCGCCACGGCCTACAACAACATTGCGCATCTGAACCGGGACCGCGTTCCGCTCAAGCATGTGCTTTCCTGCATCGTTGCGCTTGAGCAGCTTTTGCCGAGTGCCCAGCGTTATCATTCTGCCGGGGCGACGCCCTCCCCATCTCCGGCAGACAAGGGGCGGGCGCATCCCCCTATGGCGCCCGCCCCGGCCCCTATCTCTAGCCCGGAAGACTCGGCGGATGATGGCAGCCATCCGAGCATACCAAGTTCCGATGACACGGCATCCGGGCCGCTTACCAACATTAGCGCCCAATCGGAACACGAGCCGGGGGGAGAGAAACGAACCCCCTCTCCCCCCTCTGCCCCTTCCTATGAAGAGCCCGACCTGCCTCCCTTCCTCGACCGGAGGCATGGCTAATGGCTTTCGCTTTCGTCATGTCCGCTTCTGAGGCCCACTTGGCGCGTCACACTTCGCGCCGCCTCTCCGATATGACGGAAGCCTTCCCCTTTACGTTCGGCCTCCCGGGGGCGTTTGGAATCACCCGTGGGGCCGGGGCGGGCGGTTCTCGCAGTGCCGCTCCGTCTGGGCAGCCTGCGCCGGGTGGCAATCCTGCTCCGTCGCATCCCGGCGCGGGCCGCTCTTTCAGTCATCAAACAAACGAGGTCTCCCATGGCGGTTGATCTCTCTCAAATTTCTCGGCTCGCGGATGGCAGTCCGGCAAGCCTTGTGAACGAAGTAAAGGCGTCCGGCGTCCTGAACAGCTTCTATGCCGGTCATCCGTCTGTTTCGCGCTTCCATGGTCAAACCATGGAGGCAATGAGTGAGCAAAGACAGCGGGAAAGTTACGCAGAAAATGTCTGTAACCGAGTTCGATAGCGGGAGGGCCGTCGCCGACTTTCTGCGGCGCGAGTTTCCCTGCAACGGCGCAAAGCAACTGGCGTCGCTGCTTGGGGATGTGAATGTGCGCACCGTCGAAGGGTGGTTTGCGGGTAGAGGCCCGAGCCGCAAGCACCTGGACCGCCTCATAGCGGTATTCGGACTCGGCTTTATCAAGAGCGTCTGGGGGGCGGTGATTGACGAGCCGCTGGACAACTTCGAGGCCATGGAAAGATTGAATGTCTTTGAAAGAGAATTTGATGCGCTTCGCCGCGCACTGGTCGAAGCAGAAGCGAATAAGGCGCAGGGCCAACTACCACTTGAATGAAGCGGAGCGGCACAGTGTCAAAGCCCGTCACCTGCTTGGCTTGATCGGTATTCGCCCGCGCTATGACGAAGAGGTGCATGGGGACTACCCGCAACTTCCGCTCGATGCAGCGGGCAATGTCGTGAAACTCAATAAGGAAGGGACGGGAAAATGAGCGGTGATTACTTGGTTCAAACAAAATATCTTGGAACGCTGCGGTTTCACAGAATACCAAATAACAAGACGTTTGTGGTGAGCCGTGCGGTAGTCGTGGATGGCCGCATATACATGCTTGGCCGCGATGATCGGATTTACTCCGACACCTACAGCTCCACTGGCTTTTACACAAGCGTTCGCGCCGCCAAGGAAATCTCCATCTTGAAGGCAATGCGCCTTCTTCGTCGTGTGAGTGATGAAGATTACCAGAAATTCCGCAAGCTGTTGGTTGAGGCAGAAAAGAACGAGGCGGATGCTCGCGCTGCGCGTTCGTTTGAGATCGACGCTAAAGATGCAGGCATCAAACTTACCGCCTCTCAGAAAAGAATTTTGGAGCGCGCAAAGGCCAAGGCACCGGGGATTTTCTAATGTCCAAATCCCAGCGCGACAAAGGAGCCAGAGGCGAAAGAGCGCTTGTAGCGGCTCTTACCGCAGGCGGTAAGGAGTGAGAGATGCATCTAACTCGTCAGCAGAAGGAACTCTATGACTGGATCTGCGCATATATCGCGGAGAACGAAATAGCTCCGTCCTTTGACGAGATGGCTACAGCGATGGGGCTTAATTCCAAGTCCGGCATTCACCGCCTTTTATGTGCTCTTGAAGAGCGCGGCTTCATTGCAAGGATGCCAGCGCGCGCACGATGCATAGAGATATTGCGCGACGGTCAATCAAGGCTGGATGGAGCGGAGGAGCTGACCGTTACACAAAGAAAGTTGGAGCAGCGTGTGGCGTGGCTTCAAGACCAGCTAAGCGACTACATCACATTTGTTGAGCGGAACGGCCTTCGCCCAGCGTTTTCACGTTTCATGCAGGAGAAGCGAGCATGAAAAACCGCCTCACACCGCATGAAGAAAAGATGATCGAGCTAGGCGAAATGGCCCTCGATGTTGAACGGCACCGCTGCTTGCAGACCGGTTCATTCGAGAAGAAAGCGAAAGCCTTCTGGCAGCAAATCTTTGAATACCGCCGCGAAGACAGGCGCGAAGCAGCACGCAAGGCGAGAAAGGTGACGGCATGAAACACACTCTCCCCGACTTCGACAAAGCCCGCCAGATACACATCCCATTCTGGATGCACATAGCAGCAACTTGCTTCTGTGTATGGCTTGCTATTTGTGCCGCTGCTTGGCTGCTGGGGGTGTGAATGCACGAAGATTACCAATCATTTCTTGCGTCCAAAGCTGTTCGCGCAAAGCGGCGCGGGTTGAAGCAAATTCCATTCCTCGCCGATCATCTATTCGATTACCAGGCTCACTCCGTCGCGTTCGCCTTGGAGTGTGGTGCCGCTGGGCTTTTTCTCGATACCGGTCTTGGCAAAACGGAATGTCAGCTTGAATTTTTAAGGCATGGCGCGGAGGCGACAAACGGAAGGGCTCTTTTTGTCTCGCCCTTGGCGGTTGCTGGACAGACAAAACGACGCGCGGATCGTTGGGGATATGAGGCTCGGATAATCAAAGAAGCGGCGCATGTTGGTGATGGAATAAACATCATCAATTACGACAGGCTTCACCTCATTGACCCGGAAGTGTTTGGCGCCGTCACGCTCGATGAGGCGTCCATTTTGAAATCTTTCACCGGCAAGACCACGCGTGCGCTTATATCTGCGTTCCGGGGGCATCGGTTCAAGCTGGCCGCAACGGCAACGCCGGCACCTAATGATCACATGGAATTGGGCAATTATGCTGAGTTTCTGGAAATCATGGCGGCCAATGAAATGCTTTCGCGCTGGTTCATCAACGACACCAGCACAGCCAGCCAACAATGGCGGCTGAAAGGACATGCAGAGAGAGATTTCTGGGATTGGATGGCGTCCTTTTCGAGAATGGCCACGATGCCCAGCGATCTTGGCGGAAGCGATGACGGGTTTCATCTGCCGCCGCTCAAATACATCCGGCACCAGGCCCAAGCGTCTGACATTCAAACCGATGGACTGGAGCTATTCGCAAACCTGCGCATGTCAGCGACAAACCTGCACGACGTAAAGCGTCAAACAAGCGCTGCACGTGCAGACGCAATCGGGGCTGCCGTAGCCGCGGAAAACAATGAGCCATGGATTATATGGTGCGACACGAATTACGAGGCGGACACACTCAAAGCGGCAATCCCCGATGCAGTAGAGGTCCGCGGGTCTGATCGGCTGGAAGTAAAGGAAGAACGCCTCGAAGCGTTTGGTTGTGGTGAGATCAAGCACCTGATCACAAAGCCATCCGTTGCAGGCTTCGGCCTCGATTGGTCGCATTGCGCCCGTATGGCGTTCGTCGGTCGATCTCACAGTTATGAGACGTTTTATCAATCCGTCCGCCGCTGCCAGCGCTTCGGACAGAAGCGGAGTGTGCATGTCCATATCGCCGTTGCTGAGGGCGAGAACGAGATCGGCCGGAATGTGGACCGCAAGGAATCGGATGACAAGAAGATGCGTATAGCCATGCGCGAAGCAATGAAGCGCAGCATGGGAAAAAAGCATGAAGCGCGCATCCAATATGAACCAAAACATAAAGGGAGACTTCCAGCATGGCTGAAATCCGCTGCCTAAATGATGCCCATGGAAAAAACTTCTCCATCTATCACGGCGACTGCGTTGACGTTCTTTCGCAGCTTCCTGAAAGCAGCATTGATTTCTCGGTCTACTCCCCCCCGTTTGGGTCGCTTTTTGTTTATTCGGAAAGCGCAGCAGATATGGGCAATTCCACAGATGAGGAATTTGCTAAGCATTACGCATGGATGGTTAAGGAAAAGCTGCGGGTGACCAAGCCGGGACGGCTGACAGCGGTCCATTGTTCCGATCTTCCCATGACGAAATGGAAAGATGGTGCAGTGGGTATCAAGGATTTTTCAGGCGACATAATCCGAATTCACGAGGATGCGGGATGGATTTTGCATTCGCGCCGCACGATTTGGAAATGTCCTGTCACGGAGATGACGCGGACCAAGCATGTGGGGTTGCTTTACAAGCAGCTCCTTAAAGACAGCGTTAAATCGCGCGGTGGCATGCCTGATTATCTTCTGACGTTCGTGAAACCGGGCGAGAACGCAGAGCCGATCAAACACACGCCAGAAGAATTTCACCTTGATCAGTGGCAAGAATGGGCTTCCCCGATTTGGGTCAGCATTGATCAATCCAATGTTCTGAACGTGAGGATGGCGCGGGACGGTTCCGATGAACGGCACCTTTGTCCGCTGCAACTCGACGTCATTGAGCGTGCCGAGATTATGTGGAGCAACAAGGGAGACGTGGTTCTTTCTCCATTTACCGGCATTGGGTCTGAGGGGGTCACGTCTATCAAGCTGGGCCGGAAATTCATCGGCATTGAATTGAAGGAAAGCTATTTCCGCCAAGCTATAAAATATTTGGAAGCAGAGGACCGGCAGGAAGATCTCTTTGCCGCGGCAGCAGAATGACCACCTGGACCACCCACAAAGAAGTCCAGCTATTCCAGCTTCTCATTGGCGGCCACACGGCTGGAGAGATTGCCGTGATGCTGGGCGTTCGTATCCGGGCCGTGCGGGCAAAGCTCAGGGAAATGGGAGTGAGGCGATGAGATACTGGACACAAGAGCGCGAGGACATGCTGGTCACGCTTCATGCCGAGAAACTTCCGTTCTCCGAGATTGCGAAGCGCATGGGCAACGGCATCACCCGCAACGCAGTGATAGGCAAGGCAAAGCGCCTTGGCCTGCCTGCCCGCGTTGTTCCGGTGGAACGCAAGCCCCGCCCCAAGAAGCCGGTGGAGCCTAAAGACGTGATTATCCCGGAAGAAGTTGCGGCTACGGTTAAACAACCAGAGAAGGCCGCTGATGAGCTTCTGCACCCACCGGCCCCGGTGAGGCAGGTCTATGACGATCCCCTTGCCAGAGGCGCCCGTGAAGCCGTTATGCGCCTACAGCCGAAGCAGTGCCGCTTCCCGATTGGCGATGTGGGCGATGCAGATTTCCATTTCTGCCCCGAACGCCAAGCGCCGGGCGAGACGAACTATTGCGCCAAACACGAGAAGCTGACCAAAGGCTTCACGCCCACTCCCCGCCCACGCGTCAAGGAACGCGAACGGACAAGCCCTCGTGTGGCAGCGGGGTTCCGGTGATGAAGCAAGCCCACCTTATGCCGATCAGCGAT